CTATCAAAGAGGCGGGCAGTTTTACTGTTCCGATTTCGGCGATAAAAAACCGACCACCTTACTCGCCAGTGCGATAAGGTCGGGCAGGCAAAGCGCGTTGCACTCCTGTTTGGTGAGGATCGGCAGCGTGATGCGCGGCAGCACAGTCACCAGCGCGTCAACGTCCGCATTCGACAAGGAGGCAAGGCCGATGCCGCGCAGATGACCGGCGTTTGGTTTGATGATTTCAACCTGGCTAATCACCATCTCGCCACGGGCGATCGGTTCTTCCAGGGTAATGACGTTTTCGTTTTCCATAGCGGTTTCATTAATCTGCTTCATGACATTCTCTTAAATCGTAAGGGGTATAGCAGCGCCGCGAACCGGCGCTGCTCAGGGTTTACAGGCCGATGTTTTTGCGGTGCTCCGCCAGGCGGTCAGTGCCGTTGACGATTTCCACCATGTTCACGGTGTCCACCTCGATCACGTCCTGCCCGTTGATGCTCAGCTTGAAATAGGTGCACTGGGTGGACACTTTGGTTTCGGTGTCTTCGCCCTGTTTGTACTCGCCAAAATCAATCTCTTTGTGACGCCCGCGCATCACGACCTCCACCGCGAGCGTCTCGCCGGTGTCGTCCTGCTGGAAGGAACCGGCAAAGCGCAGCGGCGTAGCGTCAACCGCCCCCCACTGCTGGAGCACCAACGTATCCAGCCCGCCCATCGTCCATTCCAGCGTCAGCGCGTCGTCGTCCAGCCCGAAGTCAATCGGCGCGGCACCGTTCATGCCGCCGCCGCGATAGTTCTCCAGCTTGCGTGTCAGCTTTGGCAACGTCAGCGCGCTGACCACGCCGACGTAGTTGTGACCATCGTTAAACAAGTTCAGGTATTTCAGTTTCTTTGGCAGTGCCATGGTTTAGCGCCTCTTAGCTGTTGATGGCCGTGGCGAACGTCGCCAGGTACTGATCGGTGATGCGCTGACGCAGGGTTAAATCTTCCAGCGGTGGCACCGGCGTATAGTCGTAATCAATGAACAGCTTGCCCGCTTTCAGGGTTTCAACGGTGTTAGCCTCCGCGTCATACCAGCAGGTGCCGTCGATGATCAGCCCGGCGGTTTTCATTTCGCGCAGTTTGGCGTTGATGCCCGCAATCATGTCTTTGATAAGCGTCGGGGTCATTGGCCTGTCCATTGCCCACAAGTGGGCTTCGGCCATGGTGTCCGCCAGCACCTGCGCGGTGCGGGTGTAGTTCTCAAACAGGAACAGCGGATCGTCAGAGCAGGTGCGCTGCCCCCAGAACTTAAAGCCGCCTTTGCGGATAAGGGTGGTGACGCACGCCTGGTTCAGCAGATCGGCGTCGGTGCCGGTGGTTTGCAAATCCCAATAGACGCTGGCGGACAGGCCGGTCACGCCGTTGATGCCGACGTTGGACAGAGTTTTATGCCAGCCGGTTTCGGTGTCGATTTTGGCACGCAGGCCGAGGGCATAGGCGGTGGCGGGCGCGATGTCGCTGGCGTTCGTGGTGGTGTTCCAGGCGACAAAATCCGGCCAGATGACCATCAGCTCACGCTGGCTGAAATTCTCGCGGTACTTGATGGCATCGGACACGGTCTTGCAGCCGTATGCGCTGACGTAGCCAAAGGCGCGCAGCTGCTGACAAACGGCACCGAGCGCCGTCGCGACCTCCAGATTATCCAGCCCCGGCACGCCGAGAATGCGCGGCTTCACACCGAGTTCAGTCTGAGCAGACAGCAGGGCTTTCATGCCGGTATACATGCCGGTGGCGTCGGTGCCGCCGATGATGTTGGAGGTGGTTTCCGCCTCGGTGTCACCTTCTGCCACGCGCACGACAACGACAACGGGTTTCGCCTGGTTGCCAATTGCCATCAATGAGGCGCGGAGTGTGCCGGTTTTACCGGCCTTGCCTGCGGCGGTCAGTACGTTGGTGATAAGCACCGGCGTATCGAGCGGGAACGCGTCGGCGTCGGCATCTTCTGCGGTGCAGACCATCCCGATGATGGCGGTGGAAACGGTGGAGATAACGCGGGTGCCGTCATTGATTTCAACAACGCGCACACCGTGATGATAATCAGCCATGGTGTTTTTTCCTGTGATTGGGGTGAGGTCAATCATCGCGTGTTGTGTACGCGCAGGCACGGCGGGCGGGGTGTGTGGGAAATGGCACAACGTGGTGAAGGCCAGATACAAAAAAGCCCCTCGTGGGGGCAGTGGTCAATAGAATTGAAAAGCGGGGGGAGTTAATTCTCCAACCCTAATTTTTCAGCCAGCCGGTGCAAAGCGCAAACGGATATCACGCCCTCAGCGGCTTGTGAAAATGCCGCCCAGTTTGCCGCGATAAATCCCGCAACTATCTCCGCTTCTTCCTGGTTTAATTCCATTTCATCCTCCTAAAAAGTCTGGGGATATCCTTAGACATATGCGGGATATGTTCAAATAGTTACTACTGATCAATTATCCGTAATTGATCGTTTTCAGCGATCAATTTATTCAGGTACAGCAGGCCAGTCGATATCCGGCGCAGCGGATAAATCCAGGCGATTCAGCGCAACGCGGTATTTCTTCCAGGCTTTCAGGCTCACCAGTTCCTCGTCGGTGGCGTCGTCAACATCAACCGCATCCTGTAGCGGGGCAATGGCGGCGGCGGCCTGGCTGAGCAACGTATTTTTTTGCTGCGCGGCGACTTCAATCGCCGGCTGTACAAATTTCACGAACTCGCCGTTTGCATAGCTGTAAGGGTGATCACTGACATCTTCCGGCAGCGCTTCGCGGCTGATTTCGTAAATGCTCACGCCTTCGGATAGGGTGAGAAAGTTCGGGTTATCCGACCAGGTAGAAATAAATCCGTCAGCACCAACGGCAATGAAACAGTTTTCGCCCTGCCATTTTTTGTCGCGTAGCGTGTACCAGTCCTGACCTGTTTCATCTTCGAAATACATGACGGGAAGGGGGATGCCATCTTCTAAAACCTGCTTAGAAATTTTGATATTTTTAAATGTGATCATCTTAGTTACCCACCTGACGCCAGCTTCCACTGGCCGTTCTAATCATTAATGCGCGGTAGTATTTCCCCATCATTCGGCAGTCGCCCATATCCGAGCGGATATTTAACCCCGTCATGAAACAACCGGTAGGCGCTTCCCAGTTCTGTTGCGCCGTCCATCCCGCATTCTCCAGCGCCTGGCTGCCGCGCTGCACGTCATAAATAAAGCGAGAGTCCGACCAGGCGCTGGTTGCTAAATAAACCAGCGCATTATTTGATGCACGCCTCATGTAAGGGGCATTTGGGTTATCAGCCTCGAGGCCAACATAGGTGATCCAATCACGGCGAGCATACCCTGACAAATCTTGCTGCGGCGGCGGGAAATTGGTGGTGTAAACCTCTCCCATATCAGAAGCATCTACCTGAATTTTTACCTTCGAACCCGTCCAGCCGAGATAGACTTTATTGCTCTTCATACCGGCACCGCCGCCTTGCTGAACAGCGGCAAAGTTCCCGACATTCCCCAGCCCGACATTCGAGTTGGTGAGGTTGATGTCTTTGGTGCCGTCAAAGGCCACACCGGCAATCTTCCGGGCGGTGGCGAGTTTGGACGCTGACACAGCCGTTCCGCCCGCCGGTAACGCGCCGACGTCAGCCGGTGTCGGTTTGTTGGCCTGACAGTAAATCTCATTCCAGGCAGACCATGGACCATCAACACCGTTCCACGCCCCCGTCATAGAGCGGGTGAATTGCCGCCCGTTGTTATTGAAAGCTATTTGCTGCGTCGCATTCGGACCCCAGGTAACGAAAATCACGCCGACAAAATTATTTATCGGATAGCCTTTTTCCGTGGTCGCCGCCGCAGCACCT